GATTCGACCGCCGTGGCAATCAAGGCCGCCGAAAGGCTGCTCAAGACCCTCACATCCTCATAAGGACCAAGCAGACATGAAAACTGCACTCATGGCCTCGCACTTTGCGGCATTCCAGGCCAAGGCCGCCGCATTCCCCGCGTATGAAATGCGCGACGAGCCCTCCATCAAGTCGGTTGCCGAGGCGCTCGACAAGATCGCAGGCGCGTTCGACGAGTACAATAAGACCAACGACGCCCGTATCGAGGCGGTGAAGGCCGGCAACAGCACCGCCGACCTGGACGCCAAGCTGGCGAAGATGGACCAGCACATCGAGGCCATGCAGGAGGCCAAGAGCAAGCTCGAGAAGATCGAAGCCAAGCTCGCCCGCCCTGGCGTGCTCGACGGCGGTCGGCAGGAAGGCGAAACCAAGGAGTCCGCGGAATACCGCCAGGCTTTCATGGGCTGGGTGCGCAACCCGTCCGACGTGCGCGCAACCGGCGAGCTGCAGCAGAAGATGCGCGAGCTCAAGAAGGCCAACGCCGCCGCGCTGGGCGGTGACGACGGTTGGGAAACCCGCGCCGCGCAGACCACGACCCTGACCGGCTCGGCCGGCGGTTTCGCCCTGCCCGAGATCATCGAGCGCCAGATCGCCCGCCTGTCGGCCGATATCAGTCCGATCCGCCAGATCGCCACCGTCCGCACCGTCGGCAGCCCGGATTACAAGGAGTTGTTCGACATCAACGGCGCAGGTTTCGAGTGGGTGGGCGAAACCGACGCCCGCGCGCAGACCAACACGCCCGACCTGGCTGAAGTGGCGCCCACGTTCGGCATGGCCTCGGCCAAGCCGCAGGCGTCGGAGGAGTCGCTCGACGACCTGTTCTTCAACGTCGAGGATTGGCTCATCAGCTCGGCGGCCGAGGCGATCGCCCAGGGCGAGGGGGCTGCGTTCGTGAGCGGCAACGGCACCAAGAAGCCCACCGGATTCCTGGCTGGCCCCGCGCCGGTGGCAACCGCCGACGCCTCGCGCGCCTTCGGCACGTTGCAGTACATCGCGTCTGGGCAAGCGTCGGCGATGCCGGCATCTGCGGACACCTTCTTCGATCTGATCTACAGCCTGCGTGCGCGTTACCGCACCAACGCCCGCTGGGTGTGCTCCAAGCTCGTCCTGTCGGCGCTGCGCAAGTACAAGGACACCACGAACCAGTACCTGTGGCAGCCCTCCTTGATCGCCGGGCAGCCTGATTCGTTCATGGGCTACCCGGTGACCGAGGCCGAGGACATGCCCGCGGTTGCCGGTAACGCCTTCCCGCTCGCGTTTGGCGACTTCCGCGAGGGCTACCTGATTGCTGATCGTGTCGGCATGCGCATTACCCGCGACGAGATCACCACGCCGGGCTTCGTGAAGTTCTACGTGCGCAAGCGCGTAGGCGGCAAGCTGCGCAACACCCAGGCGATCAAGCTGCTCAAGATCGCGTCGACCTAAGCGAGGGGGCGGGCTTCGGCCCGCCCGTCTGTCATGACGATCAAGATCACCAAGCCGTTTGCGTTTGCCCACCACGGGTATGAGGTGCGCGAATACACGCCAGACAGCGAGAGCGTGCCGCAAGATGCTGCCGAATGGGCAGTGGAAAACGGCTTTGCTGAGGCGCCCGCGCAGCCCGAAGCGCAACCCGAAGAGCCGCTGGCGCCGCCCGCGCGGCGTGCCCGCAAGAACCCCGCAGAGAAGGTCACGGAATGAGCGAACTGGTCAAACTTGAGTACATCGGAACCCAGCGCCGCTGGCCTGAGCTCGCGGTGACGGGGCAACAGAGCGTCTGGAACCCTGGTCAGATCGAGTCGCGCACCGCAACTGAAGCGCAAGCCCTGCGCTCGACCGGGCTGTTCCGGTCGCCTCCCGTCCCGGTTGTGGCTGTAACGGGCCCGGGTGGGGGGATTGAGCTTTCTGCCGGCGGAGAGCCGATCACGATCAACCCCGGCGCAGCGCCGTCTGCAGAAAACCGACTCGTCTGCGTCGATGCGTTGCCGTTCATGGCGATGTCGGAAAACGCGACCTACATTTTTGGGCGCGCGACCGATGCAACGATCACCCGCCGCCCCAAGGCCGGTGGCGCGGATAGCTCGTCTCTGGCTGTCACGTCGCTGCTGATCGAGGACGGTGTGACCGCAATCACGTCCGGGTCGTGGATGATGTGCTGGGCGTGGGATGACTACCAGCTCGCTCAAGTGCTCGACCTGAGCAGCGGGAAGAGCTACCTCTACAAGTCCATCGACAACTTTGCGACGGTGGGCACAAACGCGCCGCTCTACAACGACAACAAGTGTGTGTTTGCGATGGGCTGGAACCCCGCGCGCACCGTCGCAGCGGCGAACATCAGCATCATGGCAACGTGGTCGCTCTCGCGTGCCGAGACCCGCCGTGGCGAGGATTTGGTGGTATTCGGGCAGTACAACGTCAACCAATCGCGCACGGCGGGTGGTGCCAACGACTGGAGTAACGTGCTGTGCTCCCGCGATAACGGGGACACGTGGGATGTGGTCCTCGAACAAAACACCGCAGGACAAAACATCGTGCGGCACTGTCATGCGGTGCAGTTCGACCCCTACGAAAAAGAGTTCTGGATTCAGTATGGCGACGGAGGGTCGTCCGCCTTTTTTGTGTGGGATGGGATTCACCCGATCGCGCCTAATACCCGCGCCCGAGATGCCGCGCAGTATCGCGGCTGGCGCGGCATGGATGCGATCAACAACCCCAACGGCAACCCGGCGACGGGGCAGACGACGGTGTTGCTATTTTTGCCCGACGAGATCATTGCGCCGATCGATCACGGATTCACCTCTGCGCGAGGGGTGTATCGACTCTCGCGCGACCTCAGCGTATTCGAGCAGATCACCGATCCGGCGGAAATCGGCCAGCCGCAAGGGCATGCGATGTATTCGGGGACGATGTGCCAGCGCACCGGGACGATGATCGTCTCGACGCTGATCGAGTCGGAATTTACCGACCCGAGCGTTGACTACACGCTGTGGATTTGGACTGCAACGCCAGCCGGCAACTACCGCGACTGGAAGCGGGTGGGCCGCTACATGCTCGACACGACGCGCAACGGCGGGAGGCAGCATACGCAAATGCTCGGGCGCCCGGACGGCACGATCTGGGTTGGCGCGAGTAACGGCGCGGGCAAAGAGTATCACTCAACAGCCGTTTGTCGCATTGACGGCGTGCATTCCGGGGACGAGGAGGTGATCCACCCCGTGTACTGGATCGACCCCGTAAAGGGCTCCGACGCGAACAACGGCTACTCCCCGTCGACCGCCTGGGCTACTGCTGGTCATGCGTTGCGCGGTAACCGCGTGACGCGCTCGTGCCTAGTGCATGTCCAGCCCGGCTTGACGGCAGACGGGTCGTCGTCATGGACGTTGGGTGTTGCTGCAAACGTGCGGCGCGCGCAGACCAACTATCCTGTCATCGTGCGCGGAAAAGGGCGCAAACGCAGCGGGATCAGAGGCGCCGCCGCTGCTGCATTGTTCGTGCAAGGCGCGACGAAAATCGACATCCGGTTCGAATCGCTCTCGCTGTACAACAATGGGCCTATCTGGGATCACGGCGCCGGTGTCCCGCTGACGACGTATGCCGAGTTTCGGGACGTATATCTCAAGCCCGGCGCCACGGCGTTCACGCTCACGTCGGGCCGTGTGGTTGTTGCCGGGTTTGAGGCCGACGTAACTGCCCGGCTGGCCCAGGGGTCGGGCACGGCAGACTATGTGTTCGAGGTCGAGTCTGGCGTGGTCAGGGGCGGGCAGAGTCTGATCAATCACCGCGGCAACAGCTCGACGGTCTGCCGCATCGAAAACGTGGTCGGCATCGGGCAGACGGTTTGCGGTGTTGACGTGCTGGACACCGCCGTCACGCTGCCAGTTGTGCGCAACGTCGCAATCGACGCGGCGGTGCCGGTGGTCAGAGACAACCGCACCACTAAAACAACGGCGGTCGGCATCGTCAGCAACAACGTTGGGCGAGGCGCATCGACGGGGTTGATCGACGGCAATGAGGGCAGTCTGACTGTTGCCGACTTGATGTTGATCGGCACGACCGGCGCCCCGCGCCCCGGCTCTCCGCTTATCGGTGCGGGCAACGCAAATGCCGGGCCTGCGCTAGACATCAACGGAATCGCATTCGGCTCGCCGAAAAACGTCGGGGCGTTCGCCTGATCTAATCCCCCTCGCGCAGGGCGCATAGCGCAGAGGTGAGCCGATGACAAAAGCGCAGCTTTTGGCAGTCGGATCGACCGACGGGTTATGCGCCGAGGGGTATTGGTGCGTGGCCTGCGGGCGATTTCTGCCTGCCGATGAGTGCGGAGTGATTGTGCACGACGGCGTGCCGCACCCGGAAAACATGACTTTCGATGACGAGGAAAGGCCGCAATGAGCGAGAACGGGATTACCCACTACTGCCTCGGCA